ACTATTGTAGGTGGTTCTTTTTAAAAATAATAAAAAAAATAAGGATTATTAAATGTCCAATACTACAATTCAACTAAAGTGGTCAGAAGTCACTGCAGCGCCAACAACGCTCAATGTTGCTGAACCAGCTTATTCCAATACCACTGGAAAATTTTTCATTGGTAATAGTGCCAATACTCCAATCCTTATTGGTGGTAAATACTACGTTGACCGCGTAGATGAAGCAACCAGTGCAAATACTGCTAACGTTATTGTCAAGCGAGCATCAGATAATTCATTTTCTGCGACATATATTCGGTCGGCTTTATTTGGTAATGCAAACACAGCAACTGCATTACAAACTGCGCGAACAATTGCTGTTTCAGGTGACGTTGATTCAAACTCAGTGTCATTTGATGGTTCGCAAAATATTACACTTGATTTAGAACTTACCAATACAGGTGTAACTGCTGGAGTTTACGGCGGCACAAGTAAACATCCAATATTTACTGTTGATGTTGATGGTCGCATTACTTCTGCGGCTAATACTGATGTAGCAACTGTTCTTTCAATTTCTGGTGATTCTGGTACAGACACTGTTAACTTATTATCAGGAACATTAAATTTTGAAGGCGGCGATGGTATTACTTCAACAGTTACAAATGATAAAGCTTCTTTTGCTGTTGACAATACAGTTATTCGTAATTCTGGTGCTCAATCAATTACTGGTGACCTTGCAGTTACTGGTAATTTGGTTGTCATGGGAAATACTTCAACGCAAGATGTTGAAACTCTTGTTGTTGAAGATTCGTTGATTGAACTATCCGCAAACAATGCTGCGGATGCATTAGACATTGGTTTCTTTGGTAAATATACTTCTTCTGGTGCCAAATATACAGCATTCTTCCGCGATGCATCAGATTCAGGTAAATATAAACTTTTAGTTGGTGGTACAGAAAAACCATCTACTGGTAATACAGTCAATGTTACAGCATTTAGCCGTGCAACATTGGATGCAAATTTTACTGGTGGTACAGTTTCAGGTCTTTCTTCTGCAATTGGAATTTCTGATGGTGGTACTAATGCAACTTCATATACAACTGGTGCAGTTCTTCAATTTAATGGTACTTCTTTTGCATCATTGGCAAATACAGGTACAGCAGGAATATTTGGTAGCGCAGCAATCGTTCCAGTTATTACAACAGATGCATATGGTCGTGTAAGTGCAGTTTCAAATACTGCAATTGCAATTGATGCTTCCGCAATTACCAGCGGCACACTACCAATTGCGCGCGGCGGTACAAATCAAACTTCATATACAACTGGTGCAATTATTCAGTTTAATGGCACTTCTCTTGCCACACTTGCAAATACTGGTACCGCAGGAACGTATGGTGCTGCAACTCATGTTCCTGTCTTTACAACTGATGTATATGGTCGCGTAAGTGCAGTTTCGAATACTGCTATTGCAATTGATGTCGCTGCAATTAACAGTGGCACACTAGGTATTGCAAGAGGAGGCACAGGCGCATCGTCATTTTCAACAAAAGGTGTTATTGTTTCCGATAGTTCATCCAGCACTGGTGCTCTTTCTGCATTGACTTCTGCAACCGAAGGGCATGTATTGCAAATTAACGCCTCTGGTGTTCCAGTATTTGGACATTTGAGTGGTGGTTTTTTCTAAAATTATGAAAGGTCTTTATTATGAACGATATAAAATTTTTAGAGAAATATAATGTAGCTGCAATCGACAATTTTGTTTTGGTAGTTAAACAAAACATTCTTTTTCAAGCACAAGTTGCCTATTTGTCTGAGCAGGTTGTTCATATAGATGAATTGAAAAAGCAAATTGCCGGTTTTGAAACTGTAAAGGAATCGTTGGTTAGATTGAAAGAGGATAATGCCAATTTAACCAACGAATTACATAATAAGATTACGATTATTGAAAGTGCAAATAAATCGGATGCCGAGAAATATCGTTTACAAACATCGTTAAATGACCAGAGCCGTGAAATAGAACGATTAAAAAACGGAATGATTTCTTTGCAAGAACAAATAAAACAACAAACAGAATATATTGCAAAGTTGGAAGAAATGTTACCAAAAACTGCAAAGAAAAAATTAGCGCTTGCACAAGAAACAGTTGTAGAGGAGATTAAACAAAAAGAAGGAACTATTGATAATGTATCATTAAAATCATTATCAGCTGGCGGGTCCTTCTAAATGGCAAACACAACAATTGAACTCAGACAATCGAGTTCAACGGGCCAGACCCCATCATTAGGTGTTCTTGCAAATGGCGAGTTAGCAATTAACCGCGCCGATGGTATTCTTTATTATAAATCGTCAAGCAACACTTTAGGTTCAATTCGCACCACACAGCCCGCCGGGCTGACAACTGAAGTTCAGTTCAATGATGCTGGTTCTTTTGGCACAGATTCCAATTTTACATATAACAAAACAAACGACATATTAACTGTTGTTGGTGGCGTTATTGCAGCGGGAATCAATGTTGCGCCGGCTTTGGCAGCAAATGCGGTTTATTCTGCTGCAGCATTTAATCAAGCTAATTCAGTTTACTTACCTTCAGTTACTCGCTTAAATGTAACGAATAGTGGTAGCTCTGCATACTTGATTGATCAGTATTTGGGTAGCAATCCAACAATTTACATAAACGCTGGCGAAACAATAGCATTTAATTTAGCTGTCACGGGTCATCCATTCATGATTCGTGTATCAAGTGGAAGCACAAATTATAGTAATGGTTTAACTCACATTGCAACAGATGGAACTGCTACAACAAACTCATCAGCACAAGGTCAAGTAACAGGCACTTTATATTGGAAAGTTCCTTTTGAATTAGCTAGTAACAATTATGTTTATCAATGCTCAATTCATTCGGGAATGGTTGGAACAATACGAATTGGAGAACCAAGTGCTGTTGTATTAACTCAGACCAATGCTGCCTTTAGTAAAGCAAATTCCGCTAATATTTTAGCACAGGCAGCATTTGATGCGGCCAATTCTTCCTCATCAGCAGCAGGTGCTTTTGATAAGGCAAATACTGCTAATATTACTGCTGAAGCCGCATTTAGTAAAGCAAACTCAGCAAATGTTTTAGCGCAATCGTCATTTAATAAAGCTAACACTGCCAATGTAACTGGTGAAGCTGCATTTGCAAAAGCCAACACTTCTAATGTAACAGGCGAAGCCGCGTTTGCGAAAGCTAACACTGCCAATGTTACCGCAGAAGCGGCATTTGTAAAAGCCAATACGGCCAATGTAACGGGTGAAGCTGCATTTGCAAAAGCAAATGTTGCAACAACAATTGCTGATTCAGGATACGCATTTGCAAATACTGTTAATATAAAAACAGATGCGGCGTTTGCTTTTGCCAATTCTGTTAATATAAAAACAGATGCTGCGTTTGCTTTTGCCAATTCTGTTAATATAAAAACAGATGCTGCGTTTAGTAAAGCCAATGCAGCAAATATATTAGCACAAGCTGCATTTGATAAAGCGAACACGGGAAGTGGAGGTGGAGGTGGAACAACAGATTTCGGATTTGGTGTTATTTACACGCCAAATAATGCAATATATGCTAATGCCACATCTGCAAATGATAAACTTATAATTGTTGGAGAATCAAGTGTTGTTGTGTTTGCTAATTCTTCAACAAAAACAATTACTGTTGCTGGAACGCCTGGAGCACAAGGTTTGACTGTAGATTATGGGTTTGTTGCAGACACTTTATTTTATTCAATTGATTACGGAACACTCTCATAAATACTAACTAACCATGCCAACTCAAGTCCAATTTCGTAGAGGTAATACAGCACAAACTGCAGCGTTTACGGGTGCGGTAGCTGAGCTTACTGTAGATACCGATAAAAAAGTTGTTGTTGTCCATGATGGTTCAACAGCAGGCGGTTTTCAATTAGCGAGAGAAAGTGCATTAGCTGCTAATCTTGTATTTACTCAAGCAGCATTTGATAAAGCCAATCAAACTGCTCAATTAGCGTTTACAACAGTTGCAGCGAACGGTACAAATCTTGTTGCTGATGCAAATAATGACACGCTAACAATCACTGCAAATACTGCAAATGGTATTCAAATTCTTTCCACAGCATCAACGGATACTCTTGACTTAGGATTAAAACCATCTGGTGTTACTTCAGGAACTTATGGTAATACTACTACTGCCGTAACAATTACAATAGATCAGTTTGGTAGAATTACATCGGTAAGCCAAACTGCAATTACGACTACTGAAACAGATCCACAAGCATTGGCATTTGCAATTGCGTTGGGATAAACAGGGATAATTATTACTTATGGCCAAACCAACCACAAGAGTTCAGTTTAAAGATTATTGCCTACGTCGTTTAGGTTTTCCTGTCATTCACATTAATGTAGATGATGATCAAATTGAGGATAGAATTGATGATGCACTGTCTTTTTTCAATGATTATCATTTTGACGGCACAGAAAAAATCTATATGAAGCATAAAATTACGGATACTGATATATCTCGCCGTTGGATTTATGCTCCTGACGCAGTAACTTTTATTACTGGCGTATTACCATTTGATGATTCCAATTCATCAATCAATATGTTTGATCTAAGATATCAATTAAGGTTGCACGATTTATATGACTTTACATCGGTATCTTATGTTTCATATGAAATTACAATGCAACACATTCGATCTTTGCAATTACTTTTTGCAGGAACACCTCAATTCAGATTCAATCGTAAACTAGACAAATTGTTTCTTGACATTGATTGGGATAGGGATTTAAAAGCAGGTGAATATGTCATTGTTGAATGCTATCGTAAATTGGTTCCAGATACCATTACATTAACAGGCACCGTAACAGGTAATACTTTGTCAAATACATTGACTGGTTATGGTACGACTTTTGATCAACAGGTTTTAGAAAATGATTTTATTTTAATAGATGGCCAGTCAAAACAAATTCGGAACATCAATTCTGCAACTCAAATTACATTAGTTGGGCCACTCAGTTCAAATGTAACCAATGTAACTGTTACTGTTGCTGGCATTTCAGATGTGTGGGATGACCGCTTCTTGAAAAGATATGCAACTGCTCTCATCAAAAGACAATGGGGTGAGAATATGAAGAAATTTGGTGGCATTCAAATGCCGGGTGGTGTCACATTAAACGGTAAAGAAATTTACGATGAAGCGGTTGAAGAAATTTCAAAAGTTGAAGAAGAAATTTTCAACCTCAACAGTTTACCTAGTGAAATTTTTACCGGATAATGTTGAATGCCTCCAACCAGCGTATATTTTAATCACTTTCCATCTAATCAAATTACTCAAGAGCAATTGCTCGTTGAGGACTTGGTTATTGAGGCCATGCAAATCTATGGCATGGATGTTTATTATCTTCCAAGAACAGTAAGAACAGGTAATGAAATTGATTACATGTTTGGTGAAGATACTCTCAAAGAATACAAATCTGCATATCCATTAGAAATGTATCTGGAAAATGTGACTGGTATGGACGGTGAGGGTGACTTTATTTCTAAATTTGGCCTTGAAGTTCGTGATGAAATAACACTATTAGTTTCTCGCCGAAGATTTAAATATGCTATTGGTACCTTGAATTTAGCACGACCGCGAGAGGGTGATTTGATATATCTTCCTCTTGTTGGAACTTTCTTTGAAATTACATTTGTTGAACATGAAAATGACCAAGCAATGTTTCACACATTAGGTCGTGGTCGTGGTGGTAATGAGTATGTATATGCAATGAAACTCAAACAATTTGTATTTTCAAATGAAATAATTTCTACTGGTATTGCAGAAATTGACGATGATATTAGAGATGCCTATCGTAGAAGCCAATTAACATTGAAGCTAAATGTTGGTGCAGGCACTTATGCAAATGATGAAATTGTGTTTCAATCTTCTGACGGTACTTTGGCAAATGCAAATGTTCAAGCAATTGTTCATTCATGGTCCTCTACTGCCGGCGCAAGAAAACTTGATATCTATCGTGTAATTGGAACTTTTGCAAATAATTCCAATACAATTGGTGCAACATCAAGAGCATACTATACAACAGCGGGAACAGTAGACGATGGTGCATTTGATAATGCTGCATTCCACGATATTGTTGATAATGTCAGAATAGAAACGGAATCTGATAGTATTATTGACTTTACTGAAATAAACCCATTTGGTGAGCCCTGATGTTAGGTAATGCACATTTTTACAATCGCACAATACGCAAAATTGTTGTTGCGTTTGGTACACTTTTCAATGACATTTATCTACAAAGGTATAATAAGTCAGGTGCAACTTCTTTTGAAAAATTCAAAGTTCCTCTATCTTATGGTTCAAAAGAAAAATATCTCACTCGCATTACGAGCGAACCTGATTTTAAAAAATCTGTCAGTACAGTTGTACCTCGCATATCTTTTGAAATGACAAGTATTAGCTACGATTCTAGCCGAAAACAAGTAACAACATTACGAAATTTCAATCAAACGGCATCAAATGTAAAGTCACAATATGTACCCGTACCATATGACTTTAGTTTTTCAATGTCCATTTTTGTAAGAAATACCGAGGATGGTACACAAATCATTGAACAAATTCTTCCATTTTTTACTCCAGATTTTACAGTAACAGTAAATTTTATCTCTGAAATGGGTAAAAAATATGATATGCCCGTCATATTAAATACAGTAAATTCCTCCACAGATTATGAAGGTGATATGCTAAGCACCAGATTAATCATTTGGGATTTACAGTTTACTGTCAAATCATTCTTATGGCCAGCTGTTAGAAGTAACATTGGACTCATTGGTGATTCTTATGCGAATACTTCTGTGGGTAACGTGGGCAATACATCATATGGCCGTGCGTTTACCAATATGTACATTGAACCTCGCGATAAATTCAGTCAACAAGTTACTGTTGATTATGCAAATGGTAACAATTATTTCACAACAGGTGAAACAATTCGTGTTCAAAATCGTGGAGAAATTACAGGTAAGGTATTGTACTTTAGCAATTCAAATACTGGAACATTAATTATTTCAAGTTTAACGAAATTACTTGAAGCAAATAATATCATTCGTGGTGATTATAGCCGTGCAAGATATAGAATTACTGCGACACAAAGTGATCCAATTAAAGTAGTTCAAATTGTAACAACTTCGGTTCCACAAGATACTGATCCGGACGATGAATTTGGTTTTGCAGAGTCAATAACTGAATTTCCCACTACAACATGAAAAAATTAAATGAAAAACTATCGGAAGCTTTAAATGTTGAACCTATTGAATTTGAAGTTACCGAAGTAAA